GATGCTTTAGTCACGCTTGGTAGCTTATCAAGTAGTTTCTCCTTAGGCACAGAGACAGTTGAAGTCGGTACTGGTGTGATAGTCAGTGTTTCCACAGTAGCTCTAACTTTTGCAGAAGGTACAGCACAAGGTATCGGAGAGGCTGTCGTAAATGTAACAGGAATAGATTTAACAACAGTTCTAGGAGATACTTTTGAAACACCTTGGGCAAATGTGGTAACAGGAGCAAGTAACACATGGACGGAAGTAAATGCAGCATAAAAAAAATGTTGCTAGGATATTAAAAAAAGATATATTTTAGAGAGGTAAAAACATGTCAAGTACATACTCAGATAGACTCAAATTAGAACTCATGGCAACTGGTGCAAACGCCAACACATGGGGGACAAATACTAATAATAACCTTGAGGTTGTTGATGCTTTTTCAGCAGGATATTTAGCAAAATCTGTTGCTGGTTCATCTAATATAACATTAACTACAGCTAACGCCTCAGACACAGCAGAGGCATCAAATAAAACTATTGAATTAACTGGAGCTTTGACAGGTGCGATAAGTGTATTTATACCAGCTGTGGAGAGTGAATATAACTTTTTTAACAATACCTCAGGTTCACATGATTTAAAAATTTCAGCTACTGGTCACGATGCAAATGGAGTCGTAATTGCACAAGGAGCTAAGACTACAGTATTTTGTGACGGTGCTTCAAACTTTAACGTAGAAATAATTTCATCCACTGATGCAGGAGCCTTAGGATCTGGAACTTTACCAGATGCAAGATTTCCTGCTACTTTACCCGCAGCTTCTGGTGCAAATTTAACAACTTTAAACGCAAGTGAATTAGATTCAGGAACAATTCCAGATGCAAGATTTCCAGCGACTCTTCCTGCCTTAAATGGTTCTGCACTTACAGACTTGAATGCAACTAACCTTGCAAGTGGTACAGTAGCAGATGCAAGATTACCTACCGTTCCAACTTCAAAAGGTGGTACAGGTTTAACATCAATTGGAACTGCTGGACAAATCATACAGGTTAATTCTGGAGCAAGTGCTTTAGAATTTGCAGATCCCGCAGGTGGTGGTATCGGTAGTGGAACAACTACAACTTTTAATAACTCAGGTACTTTCACAGCAGCCTCAGGTTCACAGTTTATTTCAATCTCCGTAGTCGGTGGTGGCGGTGGTGGTGGAGGAGGTCACAACAGTGGTGGTGGAGGCCAAGCAGGTCAAGCTTCTTCTTTTGGATCTTTCTTAACTGCTAACGGTGGTAACGCTAGTGGTGGTGGTGGAGGAGGCAGTGGTGGTACTGCAAGTTCAAATATTCCTTACGCAGGTTTCGCTGGAAACTCTGGAAACTCTGGTGTTTTACCGGGACGAAGTGCAGGTGGTGCAGGACAAGCAGGTGGCTTTCCAGGTGCAGGTAATGGTGGTGGAGGTGGAACCTTCAACCAAAACAACGCTAGATCTGGCGGTGGAGGTGGTGGAGCAGGTGCTTGTTACGCTGTAATTGGTGCACCACAATACTCTCCAGCAGGTCAAACAGTTACCGTAGGTTCAGGTGGTAACGGTGGTGGCGGTGGCCCTCAGTCTAACCCAGGTGGTGCAGGTCAATCAGGTAAAGTCACAATCGTGGAGTTCATATCATAATGGCTAAATTCGTATTAATAGACTCAAATAACAGAGTATTATATGTGGCTGACTCTAGACCAACAATAGCGGGTGGAGATGAATATATCGAGGTAAGTAATGATTCAGTTGCTAATCAATGGTATTATGATGGCACAGATGTGCATGAATTTAAACCCTATGATATTGAAGAAGTTAGAGTCATGAGAAACGAAAAATTAGAACAGTCTGATTGGATGGTGCTAGAGGACAGTCCTTATAAGGCCACTGGTCAAGAGTCCAACCTAGCTAATATTAAGACCTACAGGCAAGAACTTAGAGACTTTCCAAACGAAAGCACATCATATAACGAAAACAACATTAATTGGCCCACATTGACATTAAGTTAAAGCTAAGTATTATATCTTAAATACTTAGAAATGATTGTTAATCAGAATTTTATTATAAGTGAAGGTTATTTTCCTGATCATGTTTGTCATGACATAATTCAATCAGCTAAAAATCAACAAGAAATAGATGGTGTAATACAAAAAGGTGATGATAAAAAAGTAAGAAATTCGAGAGTAACTTGGCTAAAAGACAAATGGATATACGATTGGATAGAGGGATTAGTATATCAAATAAATCAAGAGCAAGATTGGAATTTTGTTTTAAGTGCTCCAGAGGACATACAGTTCACTAGATATAAGGTGGGTCAGTTCTACGGATGGCATCAAGATGTTTATGAAAATTTACCTAATGGACTACAAAGAAAAATATCGGTTGTTATACCTTTAGTTGACTCTAATGAATACGAGGGTGGAGATCTTCAGTTTTATAACCCAATGGAAAATCCGAATAAAAGTCAAGAAGATAAGATAATAAAATTAGAAAAACTTAGAATAAAAGGTAGTGCTATAATCTTTCCAAGTTATATTTATCATCAAGTTACACCAGTAACGAAAGGTGAAAGATTATCTATAGTGATATGGTTTAACGGAGAAAAATGGAAGTAGAAAATTTATTCGATAAACATAATTATGTGGTCGTTCAAAATGCTATCAGTCAAGAGTTAGCAGATTTTGTAAAAAATTATTTTTTAATGAAAAGAAAAGTAGTGGACCAAATGAAATATACAAAAATTATTTCACCGTTCATAGAGTATTTAGGCGTTTGGAATGATGAGCAAGTTCCGGGAACATACAGTCATTACGCTGATTTTGCTATGGAAACTTTATTAAAAAAATTAAAACCTTTAATGGAAACTCAAACAGGTAAGAGACTTTATGAAAATTATTCTTATGCAAGAATTTATAAATATGGTGATACCTTATACAGACACAAAGATAGATTTTCATGTGAAATATCAACTACTCTTAATTTAGGTGGAGATCCATGGCCAATTTATTTAGATCCTACAGGAGAGACAGGTAATGAAGGCACGGAGATAAATTTAAGACCAGGAGACATGTTAATTTATAAGGGTGCATTGTGTGAGCATTGGAGATACGCTTTTACTGGTAGTCAGTGTGTGCAAGTGTTTTTACATTATAATGATGTAAACACAGAAAACGCTGAAAAAAATAAATACGATACTAGACCTTTTTTAGGTTTACCCTCATGTTTAAGAAAACAATAACTTTTAAATCATCATATAAAAAAGAACTTATTGAGCCAGTGCCAATAAAAAAATTAGCTCCAGAATGGTATAAAAAATTACCAAATTATTATGGGAATAAAACTATTTTCCAAGATGCAACTGCAAAAAAATGTGTGCCAATGTTAGATGCATTTACCTCTGGTTATGCAATATTAAATCCAGTTGACATCATATTTTGGCACGAAACAAAGGATGACAAAAAAGGAATAGGATTTAGATTACCAGATAGTTTACATATAGATGATTATCCAGGAATTAATGTTGGTATTGAGTTACACAATAGTAATCAAATAAATCAAGGCTTTGTAAGACCTGATGAATATGACATACCATTCAAATACTTAAATCCTTGGATTATAGAAACTCCAAAAAATTATAGTTGTTTATTTATAAATCCTCTCAACCATGGTGGAGAGAGAGGTATTAGAACATTAGACGCAATAGTAGAAACAGATGTGTATTACAACCAAGTCAACTTTCCTTTTTTCTTAAAAAAGTTTGACGAAAAAAAATCATTTTTGTTAAAGAAAGGAGACCCTGTAATGTTGGTTTTTCCTTTTTTAAGAGATCAATGGCAAATGAAAGTCTCTGACATTGACACAGATAAAAAACAACATGAACATTTTAATTTATTTAATAATGTTGCAGATAACTACAAAAGAAAAATATGGAGGAGAAAAAATTATGATTAGTAACTACATAATAAAATGGGGCGTGAAAGAAGTAAACACCGATAGTATAGAAGGAAAAATAAATTTTTTTAACAAAATGCTTTTACTCATAAGCAAAACTTTTACTTTTAAGTTAAGTGGTACACATACAATTGAAAAAGATATGAATTTTTATTATTTTGATGAGGGTAGCACTGATTGGTTTTTTGACCCACAAGATAGAACTTTTAACATGTTTTACACAAAGTCAATTAAAGATTTAAATTTAGAGGCTATTTTATTAAATGAGTCTAAGAAAATTACACTAGAACCTAATTGTTTATATTGTATGCCTTATTGGATGAGTTATAAATTTAGTTCAGAAACAAAACATAAACAAGAGCTAATTAATTTAAAATTGCTTACAGAAACTAGACCGAAGCTCATAGCTAATGGAACACTTTGGTGATGTTAAAAATATACGATAATCAAATACAAAATAAAGAGGACATTTTTAAAGAAATATGTTCTTTACCTTATAATTTTGGAGAGACCGATAATGTAGATTCTAAACCCACTGGTTTAACCACTGAACTATCGGAAACAACATTAACTTATAAATCTATACATGCATTCGTAAAAGAAAATGAAACACTAAAAGATAAAATTATTCATCGTTCTTTTGTTAATTTATTTATTCCTGGAGAATATGCTAATTATCACACAGATGGGTCCTCTAAAGAATACACTCTACTTTATTATGCAAATCTTAATTTTGATTTAGATGAAGATGGTGAAACAAAATTTTTATCAGAAAATAATACTTTATCATCTATTTTACCTATACCAGGGAGAATAATAGTTTTTCCAGCAGACTATAAGCACACAGCTTCTCCTTACAGAACGCAACACAGATTTACAGTAGCTTTTAAATTTAAGGAGAAAACATGATACAACCAAATGAATTAAAAGAAAAAAACTTTAAAGTATATTTAGGAATGCCAATGTACGGAGGAATGTTATGTGAGGCCACGTTACATGGTTTACTTGAGGTTCAACAATGGACCATGGCTAAAGGAGTTGGATTACGTTTTCAATCCATGGGAAATGAAAGTCTAATAACCAGAGCTAGAAATACAATAGTTTCAATGATGATGGATGACAAAGATTTTGTGGCAACTCACCTTTTATTTATTGATGCAGATATAGGTTTTAGTTGGAGAAACATAGAACGATTACTATGTGCAGATAAAGATATAGTTTGTGGTATATATCCTAGAAAACACTTACATTTGGAAAAAGCATCTAAGTGGATTAAAGAAGACCCTGATATTAAACCTGATGACTTAGAGGCTAGAATACTTGGGTATAATCTTAATTTTGATGATCCTTCTCACCTTAGAGGTCAAAACGGTTTTTTTAGAGTCAGTGAAGCGGCCACAGGTATGATGCTAGTTAAAAGAGAAGTATTTAGAACAATGTTTAAAAAATTTCCTGAAAGAAAGTATGAGTCTGATCAAATAGTTAATGGTGAATATTTTAAATCTGATAATTGTTATGATTTATTTGCTGTTGGTCCGTATGAGACACAACATGTGGATGGTAAACCGATGATTAGATATTTGTCTGAGGATTATTATTTTTCAAGATTATGGCAAGAATGTGGTGGTGAGATATGGGCTGATTTAGCTATGCCACTGACACACTTTGGTAATAGAGCCTACAAAGGACACGTTGGTAGTCTTGTGGCTGAAAAGAAATGAGAATAATAGAAAATTTTTTACCTGAGAATAATTTTAGGTTTATTCAAAAACTTTTAATGTCAAATAATTTTCCTTACTATAGACAAGAATGGGTAGGTACACCTGATGACATCTCATTAACTTCATTACTTACACATTTGTTGATATATGATGGAGAAAAAAGAACGGATGAGGCTTTTCAAAAAATTATAATGGAGCCTATTGCCAATAGGTTAAAACAAGAAAACAATTTTTTAAATATTGTCAGAGCAAAAGTAAACTTATATCCTTATCAAAATGAGCACATGAAAAGCACT